GGCTTGCGCCCGCCGATCTCGACGAGGAGCTTCTGCTCGTCGTCGGTGAAGTAGACGGTGCCCGCGTTCTCGCCCTGGGTGTCGTTCCATCCCAGGGTCTCGTCGCCCGCTCGGGACTGGGTGTAGCCCGAGGGGTTGGTCATGTACCGACTGCACGCCTTCAGGACCAGCGTCCGTACGAGACGGGGTGCAGAGGTGACGTCCGGCCAGTCACGGCCAGCATGGAAGCTGGCCAGGTCGGAAGCGTCTTCCAGGGCCGAGGTCGCGATGCGCTCCTCGTCAGCGTCGAGCGTCCAGTCGAGGCGAGCCTTCAGCTCATCGAGTGTGGCGAAGTTCGCCAAGATGGTTCTCCTTCACTCACGGGGAGGGGCGGGATGCGCAACTTGCACACCCCGCCCCACTCAGCCGATGGATCAGACGCCAGCGCCGTCAGCGGTACCGGCGACACCGGTGATCGCAGCGAGCTCGACCTGCGCGGCGTCGGGGCCGTCCGGGTCGGGCAGCACGTCAGCGGTCAGGTCGAGGTCCAGCTTGATCGCGCGGACGAAGTGCTCGAACTGCGAGACGAACGCCTGGCCGGTGCCCTCGTTGATGCCGATGAGCTGGTCCTTGATGGACCGGAAGCCCTTGTACGTGTTGACCACGTTCCGGTCGGTCAGGTAGTTCGCGTCGTAGTCCTGGATGTAGCGGATCGCCACACCGTTGTGAGCGGCGGTGCCGCCGTACACGGACTGCGGGACGGTCGGGGCGCCGGTCGCGAAGATGAACGCGGAGCGGTGCAGCGCGAACGCGGCGTCGCCCGGAACCTCCTGCGAGACCACGATGTCGAAGCCGTAGCGCCGGCCGATGTTGGCCTCACGCAGGGCGGAGACAGCCTCGGCCTCGCCGACGTTGCCGGCCAGGTTCAGCTTCTCGTCCGACAGAAGCGCGGACTCCCAGTCGGAACCGACCAGAAGGACACGACCATCGGTCGGGACACGGAACTTGTTGAGGACGTCACGGGCCTTGATCAGGGTCCGGCGAAGGTCGCTCGACCCGCCACGCGCAGAGACGTTACCGCCGAGGGTGACGGAGTAGCTCTCGCCGAGCAGCGTGGAGACAGCCTCGCGCTCCAGGCCGCGGCCGATGGCCTCGGTCTGCTTGGTCATGAGCTTGGCCCAGCCGTCGAGGTCGAACTCGCGCTGCTCATCGGTCAGCTTGACGGCCGAGTAGATGTTGCCACCGAAGCGGACGGCGACCGTCTTCTCGGTGTACTCGTCGAACTGGATCGCCTGACGAGTGCCGGGAGTGGACGAGGTCGGCTCGCCGGAACGCCACTCGTAGGTACGGAAGGGGAGGACACCCTCAACCTTGACGTTGATGGTGTCGCTCTCGGCGCCCTTGTACTGGTCGATGCCCTCGCGCTGGAAAAGCGCGGGGACGACAAGGGCCTGCTCCAGAGCGACCGCCGCAGTAGCGGCAATCTTCTCGGGCTTGACAACGCTGTGTGCCACGGGTGGTTACTCCTGTCGGTAGGGGAGATGAGGCTCGACGTGCGTCACTTGCACGCGGCCAGAAGGGTTGGTCAGTAGCGACGGCTACGGCGAGCGGCCTGCGCCGCCTTGACCGGGTCGAAGTCGTCCGCGTCGTCCTCGGGATTGAGGCCGCCGCCAAGCGACTCGGGCGCGGAAGGAGCGATGAGCTTCTGGAGCTCCTTCGCGTCCGCCTCAAGCTCCTCGGGCGTGGCGCCGGTCAGGCGCTTGGCCAGCGCCTCGGGGAGCTCGTACTTCTGTGCCACGTTGGTGAGCAGGATGCTGCGCTCCAGCGCCTCGATCTGCCCCTTCAGGTCAGCGGTCGCCGACTCGAACTCCTCGACGGTCTTGGCCGAGCTGAGCTTGGCCTCGGTCTCGCGGAGCTTGGTTCGGTAGTTGGCCGCCTCGGCGTTGGCGTCGGTCAGCTTCTTGCGAAGCACGTCAGCCGGAACGCTCTCTTCTGCCGGGGCCTCCTCGGTCGAGGGAGTCTCGTCGCCCTTGGGGGTCTCGCCCTCCGGGGGCGTCTCGACGGTCTCTTCCGCGGGGGTCTCAGTGCTGGTCTCGGTGGTTTCCTGCTCGGGCACGCTTACGCCTCCTGGACGCTCGATGTGGATTGCCGAGCCTCCTGGGCTGCGGCCTTCTGTTCTTGCCGGATGAACCGGCGCCAGGCGGCAACAGCCGCCTTGCCGGACAGGCCGCGTGTGACCTTGGGCCACAGCTCCTCGTACCGGCGATTCAGCTCGTACGTAGCCGAGCTGTTGTACTGCTCACGCGAGAACACAGGCTCCGCGTAGCAGTGGCAGTTGTCGTGGTACTTGTCCCCATCGGCGAACTCGGCCGAGTTGCCGGAGCGGTAGACAGGCCCACGAGAGATGAGCATCGCGCACCACCCGCACGGGGTACCGGAGCGCGAAAGTCGGATGTAGCCAAGGACTCGACGGTCCCGCGACATGTGGTTCCAGATCGCCGAGCGACCGCCGTTCATGGCGACACGCTCTGCGGCTGCGGCTTGCTGGGCGCCGGCCTGCTTCTTGGCCTCGTCCCGAAGTTTGTCGACCTCGTCAGCGCTCCTGGCGCCGTCGATCACGTCGACCTTCTTCTGGAGGTTGTTGGGCCCAAGGGCTTCCAGCACCAGGCGGAGTTCTTCCTCCGCCTCGCGTTCGATCCGTTCCTCCGCCTCGCGAAGGCCCTCGATCTCCTCGACCAGGATGCGGTCGAGTTCGTCTTCCGACGCCTGGTCGGAGTTGTCGGGGGCCGCCCCGTCAGCTTCCCCAGCTTGGCTGGTCGCGGCCGACGAGGCGGAGTTCTGGGACTCGGTGGGGGCGTCGCTCGAACGCCCCTCCTGGGGGCGCTCAGCGCCTCCGACCAAGGCGTTGAACTCCTCGCGCAGGACCGTGACCGTCACGTACCTGGGCTCGGGGTGGTAAGGATCAGCCACCGTGGTCCCCGTCCGCAGAGCGCGGACGAGGCGGTAGTACGCGCGGGCGAGGTCCCGCGACTGGCGCCTGCGACCCATCACCAGCGTGATGGCCTGCCTCAGCCAAGAGGCAGCGGTGGACGCCCTGGCTGTAGCCGGGACGTCCTCCCACTTCGCAAGCGCATCCGTGACGGTGCCCGCCCCGATCTGGGTGAGCGCCATCTGGAACGCAATCGCAGCGCGTTCAGCCTCAGCCTGTCGGGCCGGGCTGGTCACGCGGCGACCGCCTCACTGTCGGGTGAGGCCGGCACCGAGCTGGTCGCCACGCTGGGCGTAGCTCGGGTCAGGGCTGTAGCGAGCTGACCGACGGAGTCGTCCTCCTCGGCCATCTGCTCCCAGTCCTCGTACTCGGTCTGGGTGATGCCGGGCACCCGCTTCCACAGACCACGCTTCGGGATACCGAGCTGGTCGGCGAGCTTGCCGAGAGCATCCGCGGCCTGGGCCAGCGAACGCGACTCCATGTCCCGCCACTGCACCTCGCCGTTGAAGTCCTCCTGCGCGGCCGTGTTGCCCTCAAGCTCGGCGGCCAGGCGGAAGACGCGCTCCCAGGCTTCTCCGAAGATGGACTGGAACTCGGTGATCTTCCGCGACAGCGCCGTCTCCGCAGCGAGCAGGGCCTCGGCAGACAGGTTCGCGATCTGGCCGAGCAGGTGGTGCGGCGGAGTCTGGGACACCGCAGCGAGGTGGCGGATGCTCATGTCGACGGAGTCGATCAGCGAGCCGATCGGGCCAGCGGGCAGCGAACCGAACTTCACGTCCGGGTCCTCGGCGAAGAGGAAGCGCCGCGCGTTGTGGTTGATGTTCGCCGGGATCGGATTGCCGGCCGGGTCGAGCCGGGGCCGGCTGTCGACAGCGAGCGCCGGATCGGTCGTGACGTTGCCGTTCTCGTCCACCATCTCCATCTGGAGAGGCGGCGCCATACCGGTCACGTACCGCACCTCGTGCGAGGTGTACGTCTGGGCGACGAGCAGATCGAAGATCGTCTGGTTGATGCGGTTCTGGAGCGGGATCATCGGCTCGACGACGCCGATCGTGCGACCTTCGAGGTCGACCGAGGCGGCGAACCGGGTGACCGGACACTCCGTCGCACCATGCCGCTTGCCGGTGCCGACCCGTATGGAGTCGGCGTCGGTGTACGACTTGAACTGGACCGCGTACTCGTTGCGTCCGTCGAAGAGCCGGGCCTTACCCGGCGTCTCGCCTCGCGGCTTGGACACCACGGTGATCGCGGCGTACGGCGTCTCGTCGTTCGCCGGGTCCTCGAACAGGGCAGCCGTCCGCTTGGCCGACAGGCCCTTGGACATGACGCCCTTCTTGGTCTTCTCCGTCAGGACGAAGGAGTGACCGTAGCCAAGGGCGCCCCGGTAGACCGCGGCCTGGCGGGCGTCCATGCGAGAACGCTGCCAGTGGGACCACTGCCCGCTCGTCGAGGACGAGACGGACGGGAGGCCGGCACTCTTCGAGCCCGGCCGGTAGCCGTCCACGTACAGGGCCTGAGCAGGCGTGCCGATCAGGAGCGGCATCCAGTTGGACACCGCGCGCTTGGCGAGCAGCCGGTACTCGTCGTCCGCCTGGGGCGGCATGTACGGGTCGTCGTGCTCGCCGTGCATGTAGTCGTCGATCCGCTGAATGCGGGCGCCGTCTCGATCGAGGATGGCGAGGAGTTCCTTCGCCAGGGATGCTGGGCTGGTGTCGGCCATGCCTCACCACCTTTCAGTCACACTTGCACAGAGTCAGATGAAGTAGCCACGGCCCGTACGCTTGCGGACCTTCTTGCCGCGCGTACGCAGCTCGTACAGCGCTTCGTGCGCCAGCATCAAAGCGGCGTAGGCGTCGATCTTCCGGGGGGAGTCCTTGGACTCCTTGCCGAAGGAGATGCCGTAGTTGTTCGTCCGGCGCCGGGCGTTGAGGACGTGGCGGCGGAGAGTCAGGTCACCGTCGTGGGCCAGCTTGGCGTCGAAGATCGAGCGCATCAGGCGCTCGTGCGCCATCGTCACGCCCTTCTGCGAACCACGCATGTCCCAGCCGATCGCGTCCTTACCCGAAGGCGAAGACACGGCCAGGCCGGCGCCGTACGTCTCCGACCAGTCGGCGATGTACGACTCCCACAGCGCGACGTCCGCGAAGAACGCCTTCACGTCGAAGAGGCGGAACGCCTCATGGACCTCGGAGTCCACCGCGGAACGAGGCACTGTCCAGTCCTCACCCTGCGGGCCGTCCGGCTTCTCCCAGACACCGAGCACGAAGGCGCACATGTCCCGAACGCGCAGCGCGATCAGCGCTGTTGCGTCCGAGCTCTTGCCACCGTCGAACCCGAGGACGATCTCGTCGTTGGGCTTCAGCACCTTGGAGTCGTCGAGCAGGGGGTCCCACTCGGCCGGCCCGTAGATCGCGTCTTCCTCGGCGACGATCTGGTTCAGCCACATACGCCGAGAGCGGGACGGAGCGATCGTCGCGTCCATCACGGACTGGATGATCGAGTCGACGTTCAGCCAGACCGCGTCACCGCGGATCTTCGG